GATATACACTATGTAGTGCAGCAGCTTGAAAAAGTCAAGGGCGATATGACGAGCTTTGCCAAAAGTATGTCCAGGGCATTGAAAAAATATATCCCCAACGGTAAAAAGGAAGAAGGGGAATGTCCAGAATGTGATGCGCCGAACGCCTTAATCCGCCAGGAGGGCTGTATTACCTGCACCCAATGCGGCTATTCAAAATGCATCTAAAACTTTTATGTTATTATATTTTGTTTATTATTTTTGTATCAGTCGTAGACATCTATTGGCTAATACAAAATCAATCTATTATTAGTAAAATTGAGTTAAACCCTGTAGGGCAGTTCCTTATACTAATTGACGGTGGAAAGGTAGACTTGTTTATAATTTGTAAAATAATAGGGACATCAATATGTATCGGAGTACTCTATAATATCTTTAAAGTAAATAAAACAAAAGGATTAATCATCGCTGGAGCTATTGCTGCCTTCCAGTTGTTTCTTTTACTTTTTTTATACTTTGGTCACCTGTGTATCTACATATGATAAAAGATAATAAGTGCGACAACTGTGGTATAATTATAGAGAACGGAGAAAAGGTGGTTGCTATTATTCCTGAAGTGGAAGTAACCAACCGGAGACTAAAAAAATCAAACGAGATCAGACTTAAGTTATCGTACAAGTCACTTAAGACTAGGTCTATCAAAATCTATTGCAAAGAGTGTTTAAAACTTTCAGATTATCTAGAGGATCAAAATGCCTGAATATACATATGAATGTGAAGCGTGTGAAGTATTTTTTTCTGAGGTTTTTACTAGAGAAGAATATGATACAAAAGGAAATAAAGTTCGGTGCCCTGAATGCAATAAAGCAAAGAAGGTTTGTCGAAGCTATGTAGATGATAATATCCAAACAAATGTTTCTTTTGCATTGTCAGAATGTAAAACGTTGGGACATTATGCAGAAAAACAAACTGCTAAATATGGAAAATATCAAGTAGAAGATATGGTAGCTGATTTTAAAACCAAAAAAACAGAGCCCTCGAAGCAACTCCCAGAAGGGATGAGTCGTATGGAGAAACCTAAAGAGTCTACTTCGTGGACCCCTCAGACTAAGAAAAAAAGAAAGGTAAATAGATGACAATCCATAAAATACGAGCAGGCGAAAGCCAAGAAAACCCGTCTGGTCCACCCAGAGTAGTTATAGCATATACTGTGACGGGTAAGGAAGACTATGTAGATGGTTCAGGATATCCTGTAGTCGACATTGCTAACGACATGCTTCCACTAGCAGAAATAGAAGAGAGGACAGATACATACGCGGCTCGCGTTGTTGTAGGAAAAACTACGAAGCATTATATTAAGAAAGGCAAGCACGGCAGACTTTTTAATCCTATTGGACTCTATAGCGAAGGCAATGCAAAAAAAAGAATGCAACATGCTGGTAAAATGGAATGGACATTGCAGTCTGTTACTCCAAGGGCATTTAATTTTTATCTTAATTTTTTGAGAACTAAAAACGAAGCATACTTAAACAATGCGGAAAGGGAAGTGTAATGAAAAAGGGTAAACTAACACAAATAGAAATCGCGTGTATTAGAGGAATGTTGGCTAATGATATTGAAGTTGAAGTTATGGCTAAACAACTCGATAGATCTCAAGAAGTAGTTCAGAAGGCGCTAGAATCTATTGAAGCCGAAATTAAAAGAGATCAATTAATCATTAACAAATCTGCCAAGGGTCAAAAAGGGCTTGCTATTATGACCCCTGAGGCTTCAATGAGAATAGATGACACTAGAGAAAATCGCCAACCCGAAACCCCTTCTAAAATTCAAAGGTCCATTCATGCCATACATGGCTGAAAATCGATCAGACAAGAGCAGCTACCCGTCTCGTTACTCGCCTAGCGGATGGGTATCAGCTTATCAATATGTCACGGAACTAATTTGTGAGAAAAGTGCTAAACAAAAGCACAAGGAACTTCCTGTTCAGTTTTGGGAGTTGCCCGAATGGGAAAAGTTTTTTAAGAACCAAATCATAACTGCCGTACAGTTAGTGAAGAAGTATGGGGCAACAGCAGTTATTAACGGCCTTAATGATCGGCGAGCGTTTAAAACATATTCTCTAAGATCTCCGGTTCTTAAACAAATTATAACTGAATATAAAAAGAAGGAGGAGATGCCAAAAGAGAAAAAGGATATCTCTTATGATTTTAAAGATAAGAAAAAATTTGCAGATAACAACGAAAAGAAATCTATTATTAGTAAACTGAGGGATTTAGAATGACTCAGGATTTAATTAAAGAGTATGGAGAAGTTATTCATGACGCCTCCTATATCACAGACAACGAAGCAGATGTTATTTCTGTAGGACCCAAGCTAGATATTGCATTAGGAGGAGGCGTTCCCGAGGGATCTTTGTTTATTATGACCGGGCCTGAAAAGGTTGGTAAAACAGTCACGGCCCTCACCTTTTGTAGTAACGCCCAAAAGCAAAAAAGAAAAATATATTATGGCAATATTGAGGGTCGTTTAAAACCTAGAGACCTACACGGGATCACCGACCTGGACCAGGACAAAGCAGCTTTAATACTTATTGGATCTTCCCAGGGGAATATTTTATCTGCCGAAGGTTATTTGAGTATTTTTGATCGTATAATTCATACAGAGCCTAATACGGTATGCGTTGTTGATTCTTTCTCTGCATTGTCTAGTGACGCAGAGCTAAAAGGAGATCTAACTGATACGCAGGTAATGAGTGTACAAAAGACATTGTCAAAATGGTGCAGAAAAATCTCTAATGTTCTTCCTATTAATAAAGTTACTGTTGTAGGAATTACACACTTGATGGCTAACGTATCATCGTTTGGAAGAGGAAAAAGTAAAGTAGAAAAATCTGGAAGTGCATTGAAGTATCAAACAGATGTTAAACTTTACGCAACACACTCGCAGGCGCTGATGCAGAACGATACTCAGATCGGCCAAACTATTCATTGGAAAATTGAAACTTCTGCTATAGGTCCGCCTGGACAAAAAGTCGAGAGTCATATAAAATATGGTAGAGGCATTTGGAAAGAGATGGAACTGGCGGACTTGATGGTTGACTTTGGAATTGCTTCTAAGGCGGGGGCCTGGATTAAATTACCCAATGGAGAAAAGGTCCAAGGTAAAAACAATCTAGCCAAATTCTTAGAGGAAAATCCTGATCAGTATGAAGAATTTGAAAAAGAAGTTTTTGACACTGTAGGAATAGAAAGAAATAATTAGGAGTTGTTGGGATTTAACGCGTCATCCCGTTCAGTCGGGATTTATCCCGTCATCCCAAAGCTCCTTTAATATTCGCGGCGGTTGGGATTTAACAAGTCATCTCGTTTAGTCGGGATTTAGTTCTTCATCCCAACGTCGCTTTTTAAAACAGAGAATTGTAATGAAAGTAATAGACTTGGACGGCACCGTCAGCCACTGGAAATTAACTGGCGAAGTTGTACGAGGTAGGGATAGCAGGAAAAGATCACAACTTCATCTTAAAGCACGCGCTCTCTTAAAAGAATTGTATCCAGCGCTACAAATTATCGAAGAAATTCCTATTCAATTAAAAAGAAGCCAGCGTGCTTCACTAGACTTTTATATTAATACAATTAAAACTGTTATAGAAGTTCATGGAGAGCAACATTATAAGTTTAATACTTTTTATCATAGCTCCAGACAAGATTTTATTAATCAGAAGAAAAGAGATAATGATTTAAAAGAGTGGTGCGAAATTAATAATATGACCTACGTGGAATTACCCTTCGATGAAGGTGAGGAACAATGGAAAAATCGGATTACGCATCAGAGCGACTAGAAAAAGTTGATGCTGTATTAGATGAGTATGAAGAGAGCATTGGGCTTCCTAAGTTTAGTCCTAGTTTTCATGATGATAGTGCAAAGAAATATTTACAATTGTCACGTACTCAAATTGAAAAGCTAAGTCCTAACGAATGTGCGGAAGCTTGTATTTTATTAACCTCTCTTGCATTTCATGTGCAAAGGTCGTATAATAGAGAGGTAGCACGAGTTAACTGGGCTAATCAAACGCTTAAGAGCACGGTAGCAGGACGCGAACAAGCATATAAAGGCTCCTGGGAAAGCCAGTTTAATCAAGCTGTTAAAGAGGATGGATATACTTCAAAGATTGACGACATCAAAAGGTATGCTCAACAGAGAGCAGATAGAATAAACTATTTATCTTCTTCTATAAAAAATATGAG